TTGAACTCAATTACTTTGTCTGCCCCAGCATCAGCAGCAGCAGGTACGTCACAAGTTCTTAAGGTATCTGGATACGATGTATTCGGAAATCTAAAGAGTGGAGCCACAATTAATACTTTGGTTTCAAGCTCTGGAACAGCACTATCAACAGCGCTAACAACTGATTCAGCAACAGCAACACTTGGAACAAAAGAGCAGACGGTAACAATGCCTGCTACTGGTTCAGTAACAGTAGTTGCATATGCAACAGTAGCAACAGCCGTAACAGGCTTAGCAGCACCAATAGGTTCTGTAAGCGCTACAATTGTAGTACGTGATGTTGTATCAGAGCTTGCGGTAGTTAACGCAGCGTTGGCAGCAGAAAGAGCGGCTCGTGCAGCAGACAAGATTGCATCAGATAAGGCACTTGCAGATGCAAAGGCTTCATCAGATTCAGCAACAGCAACTTTAAAGGCAGAGAACGAAGCCCTAAAGAAGACTATTGCAGATCTAAAGACAAAGTTCAATGCTTTGGCTAAAAAGTGGAACGCAAAGTTTCCTAAGCTAAAGGTAAATTGGATTAAGTAATTAATTTAATTAAAGGGGCAGGGCTTAGGCCTTGCCCCTTTATCATTTAAATGATAGAATTAACATATGAGATTTCATTGGATGGAAAGAGGCGGAGATACTAGCATTGACCATCTCAATACAATTTCCAATATAGTTGATGAGTTTGGGTACGAGTCCATTCTTCTTGTGTATCATTCAAAAATTGATGATAATTGGATTAAAGCCGCTAGAGTCTTAGATAAAGGCCATAAATTTAAGTACATGCCTGCAATTAGAACATACGCCATTAGCCCAGAATATTGTGCAATGATATGCAAAGCTTTTTATAATATATCCCCAGACAGACTTATGCTTAATATTGTATCTGGAGATTTGCACGAAGAAGAGACTTCGGTAGAAGACATAATCTGGTTTGGTAAAGATCTAAATACTCCAGAAAAAAGATTAAAATATACAGATGAATGGATTTTAAAATTTAATACTCTAGCTGGCAATACAGTATCAGAAATAGTTATGGGCGGGCATTCCAACGAAACAAGGCTAATGGCCGAAAAGTATAATGCTACACACCTTGCAATGCTAAACATGCATAAGCAATCTTGTGAGGATCCAAATTTTATTAAAAATAAAAAACAAATGCTTTCATTTAGTATCATTATAAATGAATCAGAATCAGAAATAAAGGACATGCTGTCCAGAAGTCTAGGTTCTGATAGATGGACAATATACGGGAATAAAGATAGTGTTAAAAAACAGTTGATTGATTTAAAGAAATTAGGAGCAACTGATTTATTAGTTAGTCCTCATCCAGAGGATAGTAATGTCTCATCAATACATTATTTAATAAAAGAAATGATAGGAGAACAAAATGGAATCAAATAAAAGAAGCTTATACAAATCAATTACATGGCCAGCCGTCCATATCGGATTTGTTGGCACGATGGTGTATTTTTTTGAAAAAATTATAACTGGAGAAGCCCACTGGGAGTATGCTGGAGCATTTGCAATTGTGTACACTGCATGTGAAATAGTGGGATACTTCATTCATGAAAGAGCATGGGCCAAGTTTGGGAGTAGATTAAAATAATATATGCTTAATGGGCTATGTGAAATAAAAGATTGTAAGGGTAAGGCATCCAGAATAGGAAGTTTACCTGAGTCTGGCATAATAGATATGTGTGCAGATTGTTATCAAGAATTGTATAAGGTGTAATGAATAAATACATGATAAAGGCAGTGCAGCTCGATGTTAACGGGCTGTGTAATTCAGCATGCTGGTTTTGTCCAGTTGCATATGCAGGTAATCCAAAATCTGCAATAAGAGATATGCCTCTGTCAGAAATAGAAAATATATTTATTCAATTAACTGATGGCAAAGGTGATTTTGTAGATCCAGAATTAAAAATGGTATATTCAGCTAATTACAACGAAGTTCTTTTATATAAAGAATTTGATGCCATGATGGATCTATATTCAAAATATAATTTTAGAACAAATATACTTACTAACGGAGTTAATTTAACTAAATCTAAAACAGAGATTTTAATAAAGCACAGGGATTCTATTGATGGGATATTATTAAACATTCCATCATCTGAAGCCGATACCTGGTCTAAATACGTTAAAATGAATGTAAAATTATTTCCAAAGGTTATAGAAAATGTAAGGTATTTTATAGAAGAAAACAATAAATTAGATAAGCCAATCTTTATTCATTTGATGATTAATGGCATTAACGATTTATCTTTAACTAAAAATGGTGGCTGGCTGGATCTTCTTGAAAATGCACCAAAATTAGATTTAGATGTTCAAACAGGAGATTTAAAAAAAGAGCATGACCGATTTAAAGAAATGTTCCCTAGCCTGAGCATAAGTACAGCTCATCATTTATATGATAGGGCAGCACATTTAGAAACATATAAAATAATGACTCAGGGTCCAGCTATAGAAAAATATTTAATGCCAAAGGGTAGTCGTGTTATAGGATGCTCTGGTGGCATAGAGGTAAGAAGTAGAACTAATGAGTGGATACATATAAACCCCAATGGAGATCTATTTATATGCTGCGCTGATTATGATTTTGAAACGGTATATGGAAATGCATTTAATACTTCAATAAAAGAAATATGGCATAGTAAAAATAGGTCTGACATGGTTGAAAATAGCTACTCTAATATGTGTAGAAGCTGCTCTGCGGCCATTTGGGGCGACTAATGTGTTGGTTGTGTGGATGTGCAGATCATATAGGCCTAGGTAATAAAAGGGATGAAGATTCAGATTCTAATCAACCAGATGGTATAATAGACCAATGAGTAGATTTCTAGAACTACTTAAATAAATAACCTATAGGAGTACAACATGTCAGACGGAAAAGATTTAAAAGGATTTAACGAAACAAAGCCAGTAGGATCATCACCATGGGCAACAGAAAATTACACAGAGGCACCAGCAGCTGCATTCCCAGCTTCAGATGTTTCTAACCAAGCATCAGCACAGGGCCCAAAGTAAAAATGGATCTATTTGATAAAGAAGAAGTTACTGCTCCAACAGTTGAAGCAGCGGTTGCACAAGCAGTTAAACCTGTAGAAGCAGCTATTGCACCAAAGCCAGTCGTATCTGGCGCTAAGTGCACAAGAGACACAAGAGGCGAAGCCGATTGTGATGTTAAAGATTGTGAGAATTGCAAATAATGTGTTACGAATGCGGATGCGAGTCAGTAGGAAGCACTAAAGGTGTAACTCCAGTTACAGTTGTAGATGTTTCAAGAGATGGTGATTCAGGCTTAACTTTAAGCATGTCATCAACCCCAGAGCAAACAAGACAATTCATCAATGAGTAATTTTCAAAAAGAAGATGGCACAGGAACAACTCCACCACCAAATGGTGCAGCAGCAGGTGCCGTTACTAGTAATTCAGCAACACGCAAGAATCCACGTCAAGGTCTTAAAACAGACATAAATAGACATGGTATACGTCGTGAGCTAAATACAACGCCAAGGCCTCCTAAAAGGACTGGTAGAAAAAAGATATAATGTGTAAAAGTTGTGGGGCATGCTCTAAAGAACATGCCCCTACAATTGATGATGCGGTAGATAAAATTTTAGATCTACCTTTTATTTAACTACTAGGATTTAATATGACAAGCCCATACACAATTTCAGTTTTAAGCGGAAGACCAAAACCAGACAACGATGGCCCGATTAATACTCCAATATCATTAAATTCTACATATCATGCTGGCGGAGATGTGGGGTATGCAAGGTATGGAAATGATACAGCATCTTCATTAGAAGAAGTAATAGGAAAATTAGAAGGCGGCAAAACTTTAGTATTTAATTCTGGAATGTCTGCCATAAAAGCAGTTTTTGATAATATTCCATTGGGGTCAAAAATAATTGCATCTAGCCAAGGATACGCTGGGGTAAATGCAACCTTAAATCAAATGCAAGATCAAGGCAAATTAATTGCAAAGTTTGTAGATATATCTAATACGGCTGAAGTTTTATCAGAATTAGATGGAGCGTACATGCTTTGGATAGAAAGTCCTACAAATCCCAGACTAGACGTGGCTGACATAAGTACTCTAATAAGGGCCTGCAAGGCTCAGGACACTATAGTGGGCGTAGACAATACCTTTGCTACACCACTACTTCAAACCCCCCTTAAAATGGGTGCAGATATTTCCATGAATTCTGTGACTAAATATTTGGCTGGACACAGCGACGTTTTATGTGGATCAATATCAAGCAATAACACTGATTTGTTTGACAAAATAGAATTTTCAAGAAAAATAAGTGGAACTATAATTCAATCATTTGATGCTTATTTAGCTTTAAGAGGAATAAGAACATTCCCAGTAAGGTTTGAAAAAGCCCAAGATAATGCAAAGAAATTAATAAAAAGAATTTCAGATCATCCGATGGTTTCTAAAATTTATTATCCTGGATTTGGCGCTATGATATCATTTGAGGTAAATACTGATTCAGAAGGCGCAGACAGAATATGCTCATCTTCTAGAATCATATCTAATGCAACAAGTCTTGGAAGCGTAGAGTCCCTGTGGGAAAGAAGAAGAAGGTGGCCCCTGGAAAGTAAACTAATTTCAGAAAATTTAATTAGATTTTCAGTTGGTTGCGAAGACCCAGAAGATTTATGGAATGATATTAAATATGCACTTGAATCATGAAGCAGATAGAAAACTGCTAGATGGAACTTACAAAAAGTCATTTGATAGCCCCATAACAATTACAATATACACTAAATGCCCAGGTAAATGGAAATTAATAGATATGGAGACTGGACAAGAATATATTGGGGTTAGGGATATTCCCGATAATCATACAGTAGATTTACTTAAATGGATACGAGAAGGAAACAAAACTCCCGTTAGCATTCATTATGGATCATGGGAAAATGTTACTGAGAAACTGCAATGAGAAAATTATTAAATAACGTATACACATTTTTGCCTAGAATGTATCAGGGCGTTGAAGTCCCCGAATATGATGAAGCAACAGATTTAACTATTCATACTAAAGCTCCTGGGAAATGGTTATTAATTGACTTAGAAACTGGACAAGAGTACATAGGCAGCAAAGAACCAAATACATATGGCAAATGGGTAAGACTAAAAAACAGGCATACCCCTTGACTTTATTGTACAAAAATACTATACTACTATTAGCTTTGCCTTATAGCTCAGTTGGTAGAGCACCGCACTGTTAATGCGGGTGTCCCTGGATCGAGGCCAGGTGAGGCAGCAAAATGTTTTACCCTAGACAAAGGAATAGAATAAATGACAGAAGCAAAGTGTCCAATAACTGGGCATTCAACAAGTACAGAAGTAAAAACGCACAAAGAATGGTTCCCTAATAGATTAGATTTATCTGGATTAAGAAAACATTCAGAAAAATCTGACCCAATGACAAAAGATTTTGATTATGCAAAAGAGTTTGAAAGCCTAGATTTAGATGCTGTTAAGAATGACATTAATAATCTTTTAACTACATCGCAGGAATGGTGGCCAGCAGATTATGGTAACTATGGACCATTTTTTATTCGTATGGCTTGGCACTCAGCAGGCACATATAGAACAGCAGATGGACGTGGCGGCTCTGGAGAAGGTTTACATAGATTTGCACCACAAAACTCATGGCCAGATAATGGTAATCTAGATAAAGCACGTCGTTTGTTATGGCCAATTAAACAAAAGTATGGCAAAAAGATTTCATGGGCAGACCTAATGATTCTTGCAGGCAACGTTTCTCTTGAAAACATGGGCTTTAAGACATTCGGTTTTGGTGGCGGACGTGAAGATGTTTGGGAATCAGATGATACATATTGGGGTAACGAAAAAGAATGGCTAGCAGATAATAGATATAGCAGTGATCGTGAATTAGAAAACCCATTAGCTGCAGTTCAGATGGGATTAATTTATGTAAATCCTGAAGGCCCAAATGGTAATCCAGATCCAATTCTTTCTGCAAAAGATATCCGTGAAACTTTTGCTCGTATGGCAATGAATGACGAAGAGACTGTTGCATTAATTGCAGGAGGACACGCATTTGGTAAAGCCCATGGTGCTGGAGATCCCTCACACGTTGGTCCAAATCCAGAAGAAGCTTCAATTGAAGAGCTCGGTCTTGGTTGGAAGAACTCTTTTGGCAAAGGTAATTCAGAAGATACAATTACAAGTGGTATAGAGGGCGCATGGAGCCCAACACCAACTAAATGGGATAACTCGTATCTTGAGTTATTGTTTACATATGACTGGAAGCAAACAAAAAGTCCTGCTGGAGCTACACAATGGATTCCTACAGATAAATCTGCTGCTAATTTAGTGCCAGACGCACATGTAGATGGCAAATTTCATGCACCAATGATGACTACAGCAGACCTAGCATTAAAATTTGATCCAGAGTATAACAAAATTTCGATGAAATTTTTAAAAGACTTCGAATATTTCTCAGACGTATTTGCTCGTGCATGGTTTAAGCTAACTCATAGAGATATGGGTCCAGTTTCAAGGTATCTTGGTAAAGAAGTGCCTTCAGAAATATTAATATGGCAAGATCCAGTGCCGCTAACAAAAAACAAAAAGATTTCTGATAAAAATATTAAAAAGATAAAGAAGCAAATATTAGATTCAGGATTATCTATTTCAGATTTAGTCATTACCGCATGGGCTTCTGCTTCTACTTTTAGGAAAACAGATAAGAGGGGCGGAGCAAATGGGGCAAGAATCAGACTACAGCCACAGATATCCTGGGATGTAAATGATACTGCTACTATTAGTAAGGTTCTTAGTGTTTTAGAATCTATTAAAACAGAAATGTCAATTGCAGACCTTATTGTGCTTGGTGGATGCGCTGCTATTGAAAAGTCAGCAGAACAGTCAGGGATTAAAGTATCTGTTCCATTTACACAAGGTAGAACAGATGCAACACAAAATCAAACAGACATTGATTCGTTTGTAGTTCTTGAGCCACAATTTGATGGTTTCCGTAACTATATTAATGATAAGGTTACTGCTAAAGAAGAGGTACTGCTAATAGAAAAAGCTAACCTATTAGATTTAAATCCAGTACAGCTTGTATTATTGCTATCTGGAATTAGAATGTTAAGTAATAATAATTTGGACAACACCTATCTATCCGAGTTGCTTTCTTACACTAATGCTAGTGAGGCAATTGACGTTCCCCGTCTTGATCTTATCATTGCGTCTAACTCAGAGCTACGTGCAATTGCAGAGGTATATGCTTCAAATGATGCTAGAGAGAAGTTCTTCCTAGACTTTGCTAATGCGTGGTCAAAAGTAATGGAACTTGATAGATTTGATATAAAGAAAGGGAAAAAGTGAGAACATCATTATTTTATTTATTACATTCCTCAGCAATTGCTCTATTAATGCTAGGGTCATATGGCCTAGGATTTAAAAAGGCTAACAGTAAGATAAAATCAAAGATTAAATAACTTTGTAGCTGCAATAGGTCCTAGGCATGACTATAAACTGCCCCACACCTATTGACTAAACTTACCAGAAATGAGATAATATATTTATGCTTAAAAGACCAGCCTGGATATTTGATGTTGATGGGACACTTGTAAATGTAGATCCAATATTAAACATATTATTAAACCAAGATAGGTCAAGTGATTCTTTTAAACAAAACTATGATGATTTTCATAAAGAGTCTATATATTGTGAGCCACATAAAGATGTGGTCGATATGGCAATAAAAGCACGTAATGATTTTGATATTATTATAGTTACTGCTAGAAAAGAAAAATATCGTAACCTAACTTCTAGATGGCTTAAAAACAATAATGTTATTCACGATGCTTTATTTATGAGGCAAAACGAAGACTACAGAGAAGACTACGCAGTAAAAAAAGATATCCTTGAGCATGTAAAAGTATACTGGGATGTAAAGCATGCAGTAGATGATAATCCAAGTATAATTGAATTATGGGAAGAAAATGGAATAAAAACAACTAAAATAGGAACATGGGACGGAATTAAAAAATGATAATTGGTTTATCTGGTTATGCTAGATCTGGCAAAGATACTGCTGCTGACCGTTTAGTTAAAAATCACGGATTTGTTCGCTATTCTTTTGCTGCACCTATGAAAGAAGCAATGTATATATTGAATCCAATTGTTGGCTCAGACAGCATAGGCCCTTTCAAATACAAAAATTTAGTAGACACATACGGATTAGACAAAGCAAAAGAGTCTTACCCCGAAATACGTAGATTGCTTCAAGTGTTTGGAACAGAAGTCGGAAGGGATATGTTTGGAGAAAATTTTTGGGTAGATCTTGCATTGAATAAAATTGATGTAGATAAAGCCGTTATTAGTGATGTTCGTTTTAAAAATGAAGCAGACGCTATTAAAAAATCTGGCGGACAAGTGTGGAGAATTAATAGACATGGAATTGGCCCAGTAACAAATCACTCATCAGAAGTTGATTTAGATGACTACAGATTTGATCACATAATTGATAACGACTATAGCGTATCAGATTTAAATAATATGGTAGACATGCTTTTAAGCAAAAATAATGATTAAAAAACTAATTTGTTTAATTAAAGGTCATATTTTAATTAAGGCTGGCGCATGCCCGTTTACTGGTAAATCCTATGACACATGCAATAGGTGCGCTAAGCTAATTGAAGTAACCCTTTAATCTGGTATAATACATATATGAACAACAACATACCTCCATGCTTTTACTGTCCGCAAGACAGTAAATATTCAGAGCCAGAACCAAAAACTGGTACAGTAATAGACGTGTGTGATAAGCATTTCCATTTGAAGTACATGGGATAAAATGGCTTACAGCAGGTTCTTTGACAGCGATATATACATATATTCGCATGTAGAAGGTTATGTTTATTGTGCAGCCTGCCTGTTGTCTGAGGATTCTGAGATAATAAAAGACGATGAGCATTTATTTATACACATAGAGGATCATTTAAAGGCAGGACATAATATACCAGACATGCTTTATTATGAAATTATAATGGATTCAGACAGATACATCCTTGACAAACACTTTACAAAATAGTATTATTAATACATGATGATTGAAGCTTTAGTAGAAAAATACCTTATGCGTCCTAGGCGCCTTAGAGAAGCAATTTCGGCGGTAGTCAGGGAAAATGATGAGCTTCTTTGTATGCTGAAAGAAGCAGAAAATGAAGAGCCAACTAATTTAACTTGGTCTGAGGGCGACACTTGGTATGGATGGACGTACAATCCAGAAAAAAAGCGCTACTATTTTGATGATATTGGCAACAAATCTATTATGGGTTTATGGGAAGACCAATGGCTCAGAGAAGCAGATGACAATAACGGTTAGTGCTTATTGCATTTTATGCAAAAAGAATGTGGTCGGAAAGTTAAATGAAATAGTAGCCTTAGATTCAGGTAAATGGCTTCATATAGGAGAATGCCCAGATTGTTTATATCAGATAAAAAGAATCATTAGGACAGAAAATAAAGGAATGATATACTAAGACTATGGAATTAAACAAGATTGTAGACGAGATCAAGGACATGCTGCAAGATAGCCTGTCAAAATCAATTGATCCTAAGCCAGAAGAGCTTACAGATGAAGAGATCTCAAAGGGTTACGAGTCAGACAACGAAGAAGAAGACAACTGGGACAACCTAGAAAAAGCTTGCTGGCGAGGATACAAGCAGGTAGGCATGAAGGATAAGAACGGCAGAAGAGTTCCTAATTGCGTACCAGTAAAAAAGTCCCTATTTGGCACAGAAGGCCCTCAAACACTAATACCAAAGAACAAATAAGTTGAACACAGATTCTAGCCAAGATCTTATTCATCAAGAAGCTGCTCTTTGGGAACCGACAATAAAAAAGCTAGCATCTGAAGTAAAACATATACAAGGAGATTTTGTCGAATGTGGAGTGTTTTCAGGGCATTCTGCAAAAATGTTGGCTCAAGAATGCCAATCTACATTACACCTATTTGATTCATGGGAAGGCGTATCTGAATTACAAGAATCAGATAACAATCTTTATATAGAATTAAATTGGAAAATGGACTTAGAGACAGCACAATCAAATCTATCTGAATATAACAATTTAATATTTTATAAAGGGTGGTTTCCCGAAAGATTTAATGAGATTAAAGATATTAATATATCGCTGCTTCATATAGATTGTAGTCTATATCAGCCAACTAAAGATTCTTTAGAAGCATTTTGGCCTCAAATTTCATCTGGTGGTATTGCTATTTGTAATACACATGGTGGACTTTCTACTGGTCCCGAAAAAGCTATTCGTGAATTTTTTAAAGATAAAGTAGAACTAATACAATATCCTACTGGTATATTAGTGGCTATAAAGAATAATATAAACTAGATTTAGTGCGAAAAAGTGCGGCGGTAGATAGGTATTGACAGTACCTGTCATATATACTATAATGATTACATGCATGACCATAAGTTTGAACTAGACCTAGACGGGCAAGTAACCTGCTCTAATTGTCACTGCATGGATGATGAACGGGACAGTTCAGGTTCCTATAATGGTCGTAGAGCGGTTTCCGAAACCGACAATGAAGGTCCGATTCCTTCACCTGAAGCCCTATTTGAGACACAGAGAGATTTTGAATAATGAATAAAAATAATAAATTCCCAAGCTCACACCAACTTAACAAATGGGAGAGAGAAATGAAGGCAGCTGGTTTATGGCCAGAAAAAATTCAAATAGTTAACTTTAAAAATCCCAAAATAAAATCTAGAAAAATGGGGGCAATTGGAAGTGCGGCCTCAGTAAAACCTGTTACACAAGATCAGGGTCGGCAGGTTAAAGATATAGTGGCGGGTCATAAAAGATATTGGACTAATGTAGAGTAATGATGTGTTCAAATAAAGATAATATAACCGATACCCAACCTGATCTAAATCAATCTGGCTACGGGTATGACGAACTAAAAGATTTTGATATGGGCCACAGGGGTGGTCCAAGAAGTAAAATAATTCCATTTAGGGGACCACTTAGATGATATACCATAAACACTTATTAGTAAATGCTAAAATACACAACTCAGTAATGTCAGAGGCTCAGGGAATTGCATTCCTTACCAACCTAGTTGAAAAAATTGACATGAAGATTATCAAAGGACCATTTGCCTCATATGTAAACGTAGAGGGCAACAGGGGGTTAACAGGCGTAGTTATGATAGAGACTAGCCATATAGCTTTCCACATATGGGATGAAGTCAGACCAGGACTAATACAATTTGATCTCTACACTTGTGGCCAATTAGAACTAGACAAGGTTATATCTTTATTTAAGGATACCTTTGAAGTAGATACTCTAGATTACATATTATTTGATAGAGAAAATGGATTTAAAGTTGAAGCAGAAGGAAGTCTAAGTTTTAAAGAAGAAGGAAATAAATAAACAGATGCCAGAATTAAACGCAAATATACCACCGATTGAATGCTATGTACGTGGCAATTTTTTGCGTAATCAAGAAGACAGCCATGATAAGTATTTCCCTTGCGTAATATTTGGAGTAAGTAGCGTACAGAATAGAAGCCCACTATTTCATTTTATGATGGAAGATGGTGGCCTGTGGTGGCGTATGCCTCTCAATGCCTTCTGTACAAAGCCAGGTGTGCCAGAAGAAAGTCTATACAACTTAGTATTGTGGAACTCTTTAAGTCCATATATAACTGCTACCAAGTTTAGTAACCTAGCTAATTTAAGTCTTCATTATGTGGACAGAAATAAGACCAAGGTAAATGGTAAGTATTTATTTACCCTTGACTGGCATAACCCAGACTCTAACAGGTTAGATGATGGGTACTCAGAGAGCCCTAATCAACACAAGTGCGGTCACGTTATAGAGCGAGATGATGGCAACTTTGCCATCCAACCTAACAATAGAATGTTTGTTCTTGAACCATCATTTACAACTAAATACGGAAATCCAGTAATCCAAAGAATAATCAATGATCGTAAGTGGGATGTTGAAGACAACAAGAAGTGGGTAACGGAAGATTCAAACGCCTATCATTACGATATAAAGGAAAATTCAGACAAGGAGAAGTTTTGATGCATATAGAGTCCACTTTGGGAGATAAAGGTCTTTATGTAGTTGATTGCGTAGACCAAGAGCACCTGGAAAAGATATTTAATTTAGAAAAGAAATTAAACCCAATTAAGCAACTAAAGTATTTTAGATCTGCTTTTCAATTGTCTAATGATGAATTAAGTACGTATTTAACAACGAATATTAATGCGGCTATTATTGAATATTTAAATAAAACTAATAAGAACAAATCGGACTATATAGCTCCTAACTCGTATGCCATTTCACATTGGATTATAGGGGAGAGCCTTGAAGCACATACTGACAACCTTAAGTATGATCACCCAGATACACATAGCCCTAGATCTATAATTAATGCTCTTCTGTATTTAACTGATGACTATACTGGTGGAGAGATATTCTTCCCAGAGGTCAATATGTCAATCAAACCGAAGGCGGGATCCGTCGTGGTATTTGATTCTGATCTGATGCATGGAGTAAATACAGTAAAAAGCGGTACCAGAAAGACATTAGAGTCTCACCTATTTAGCATATATTCAGAAGATGTAGAATTAGTTAAGTCTGGTGGATATAGATATATAGGCTAATATTGACGGCCTAAAAAGTGAATTCGGCGGCGAGAAGAACCTCCTTGTCAGTACCTGACAGATATAGTACAATAGAGATATGAACCTTTTAACCCATACAGATCCATATGATCACTCAAACAGAATGTTACTAATTCTTGCAGTTTCTGCAGCCATAACCTTAGCTGTATTCTTGATCAATAAAAGGCGGGATAGATGAAAGGCACACAAGTCATAGAGACAGTACAAAAGAGAAATAAGAAGAGAAACAAGTTTGAGCGGAAGCTAGATGAGCATAATCACACTATGGAACTAATAAGAACTATATTACCTATCATCATGATATGTCTTCAGGTACTCATATTGACCAAGTTAGATAAATAGAGCAAATGACTGAAGAATTAGATCCATTAGGCAAATCTTGGCAAGATGCTCCAGATTGGTGTGATGACTGCAATTCAAAACCTGGAGAGAAATGTCCAGATTGTGGCTATACACATAATTGCTGAAGCTCCACAAAATAGGACATATTAGATCCTAACTCCTATATCCCCCTCCCGTTTTTCTTGTCTCATATAGCCCTTAGAAGGCTTATATAGTGGAGTAATGTGGAGTAAAGTGGAGAATATATACTATAGATTCTATATCATATACTATAGTTATATCTATTTAAACATATACATGTAATTGAGCGTTTCCAGACTTAAGGCCGTAATGTCAATAGGGGCATATTCTCTATATGAGGCATGTAGCATATTCCAGGGATATTGTCAATAGCTTCGTAAATAGCATATTTGGCCCACATTGTCGACATATTTATATAACAAAATGTTATAATATTTTGACAGATTCTGGGTATATTATGCTAGATTTAATATATGTTTTAATAGATAATATATCTAATCTAATAGATTCTTATGGATATTCCAGGGATTTTTTTAGCTTGGTCGTAAACGGATAATTTGGCCCACATGCCCACACATAAAAAGATATCCACAAGACCTGTGGAAGATCCTGTGGATATATTGGGCTATATTAGATTAGTTTGATCTATGAATGTATTGGCTCAAAGTTGTCTATGTAGTCTGATAGTCTTTGTGCCATAAATAATGCATCAGATGTAAATCCTTCCTCCCACGCATTATCAAATTGTCCCGCCGTTTGTTTAATAATTTCTACACATAGTTCCATTACCTTAGATTGAGTATAATATCCACAACCATTGACTAATTCTCTAGCCATGATAGTCGGATTGAACCAATGACTATCCATTGCTTCTAATACCTTATCTGCTGCTTTTGTTTCTATTGATGATACCTTAGCCATATCCGCCTTTCATACTATAACTTTAGATTATACCAAAATTAAGAGAAGGGGTCAAGGACCAACGAAGCCCTGACCCCGTCCCTGGATCTACTTAGCTTTCTTTACAGGTGTCTCTGCAGTGAATGTAATGCCCTTTGTTGATGCCTCAGCTAAAGCTACCTTAGCAGCTCCTGAGAAGCGTCCACGGACGCCTACTGTAATGCCTTGTGATTTTAGATATTCACGCTTTGTTGCCATTTGAGAATCCCCTTTCGAGAGGTGTTTTATTTATTATAGCAACTTTCCACGGATTTGTAAATAGTTGCCGTAAGCGATATTTCCTGCCCTATGATAGATCTGTTTGTTCTACTCTATCTTTAATTAGATTAGATATAATATTATGAGCTTCATCTACTTCATGTAAGGATCCAGACCATAGCAAAGCTTGGGCCTTACTTAATTGTTCATCGACATATCTGTCACTCGTCTTCATCTTCCTCCTCTTCATCATCCTCAAACATTGTGTCTACAATGTAGTCCCTGCTTAACATCCAGTCTTGTACTTCTTCTTGGTGCTGTTCCGCCCCGTACTCCAGAGAGAAGCCCTGGCCAGCCTCCACAGCCTCGCAGAGGTGGTCCCACATCTGATCCTGTGTAACCTTAACTTTGTATGTCTCGTCTTCCATTATGTTATTAATAGTCGACCATGTCCATAGCCATACCATGGATAAACCAAGGTCGGTGGTATCAAGAATCTTTAAACATTCGTTTAGTTTATCTTTATCTGCTGGCTTCATATGCTAACTCCCTTTCATTCCATTCCGCTAATGTCTTGACAGTAAAGTCTTTCCCCAAATTATAACAGTAGAGCACAGCATCCGTCAAAGATTCTGTCTCATATAGTGGAACAGATAGTATATTTGTTTTATCATAGACTTCAAATGTATCTACTCCTCCAGGTGAACAAGAGTATTCCATTTCCAGGATTTCTAGACTTGGCTCGTATGACATTATTTTTGCCCTTCCTTTTCTCCTATAGCAAATGATAAATCATATGTTAGTTTATACAGTTCTACTAGAGTATCTAGTTTCCCCTCCGCCTTTGTACGTGCCATTGAATCCATTGCCTCTTCCGTTTCTTTCTCAACTGCTACGGCCCAAGCCAATTGCTCTTCGGCAATCAGCATTAGGTTTTTTAGTTCCCCGTGCATTATATCTAATCCAGTAACACCTGAATTGACCATTCGTTGCAAGTGGGGCGGGAGCCCAATGTCTTCATTATTCATGATATACCCTTTCGTTAGATTTATTTATTATATCAGTAGCCACTGACAATAAATGCTCAGTTGCCATAATTTGTCCTTGAATATTAATCTTAGATTGAACATTATAATTATCCTCTAAGTCCTGG